TGACGTTGCTACCGAAAGCGCCAATCTTTTAAATATCAACGGCTACCCACACGATCACTTAAAATATAATACTTACCATTGTCATTAAGCCTGCGCCACAGATGAAGCCAAAGGCACACCCAACAGCTCCAGCAATATGCAATTTCTTTTCAAACTCTTCTTCTTCCATGGCTGTCCCCACTTACTTTCTTTTATAATGATAGACACTGTTACGTTTGTTCGGGCCTACCTGAACCCGCTCCCTGCTTAAAACTCCATCTCTATACATTAGGTCTAACATTTGGCTTGAGATGCGCAGTGTTAAACCTGTATTCCTAGTGACATCTTCAGCAACTCTTGTTTGATCAGACTTGAAGCAAGCCATTATCATTTGGCGGCGGTTAACTGATTGTTCTCGCTGCTTTCTTATTGCTGCACTTGAAGCATTTTCCGGTGTGTACTTTTTCTTTTCAGGAAATGGAGGGCGTAACTTTAGGTCGATCATCTTCTGCTCAAAAGTTCTAAGCGACTCAGCATATACAAGTTCGTACTTCTCTGCTCGAGGTAGTTCACTATTATAGATTTCGTCTATTCTTTTTGCGCTATCTCTATCAGAGCTTTTATCTCTTCTAGTTCTTGTTTTAGGTTTCGCCGCTGCTGGTTGTCCGCCTTCTGTATCATTATTGATAGTAGACGTATGCCTCTGGTTAGGGCTATCGATGATTCTTTTCTTGTTTGCTTTTGCTTTGGCGCATGTGAATTTAATTCCATACTTATCTGTTAGCTCCTTAATTAAAGAGAATGGTATATCTAATAGCGTTGACGTTTCCCTTTGCGTCAGACCCATCTCTGCTGCGTTGATGCACTTACTTAGTTCTGTTGTTGACATGTTTAGCCCTCAGTTAAAAAAGGCCAGCCCAAAGGCTGACCAGTTAGCGGGAGAAAAAACCGTAACAAAGCTCCCGCGGAGAACATTTCTAGTTAAAACGGAATATCATCATCGCGCAAGTTACTTGTCTGTACTTTGGGTGATTGCGGGTCAGAAATATTAATTGACATATAAGGCTTGCCATCCTTCTGCCTACGCCATGCGGCTATCCGCTTGTCAGATTTAGCTACAGTCCAAGGCTGCGTCTTGTCATTGGTATTGTAGATGGTGCCTGTGTAGTTAGGCGATCCCTCTTTGCCTTGCTCTTGCTTAAACATGACGCCCACTTTCTCGTAGACTTCCATAATTTCCTTGCCCGCTTTTGTTTCGCGGCGAACAATTGCGTAGCGGCTATCTCTGCCTTCTACATTTATCTTGCCCTGCAAGATCATCTTCATGTCTTCGAAGGGTGGGAATGCCACGCCATCATTTGTATTGTCGTATTGATCTGCCATGCTTCTGGCTCCTTTGTTAAGTTAAGTAAGTTTACATCCAACCTTCATCGCTCTGCGCTTGCCCTTTGGGTGGGCCGCTTGAGCGAGAAGCTGCATTGCCATCATCGTCTTCTGCTGGAAGGTTCAGCATGGACATGATTCCGTATCGACGTGCATAGGTAATGGCACTACCCAATCCCTGCATGTCATTCTTGCCGATTACTAATGGCACTCTGGTACGCATAACAGTAATGCCATCGTCTTCAGAGATAAGTTCTGTAGTGATGAACATGCCGAACTCGTCAACACCAGTTACATGAGTAAGAAAGAAGCCATTGTCAGACAGCGGTTGAGTCACCGCCTCAATAGCGCCCTCGAGCGTAGCGTAGCTGCTGCGAAAGTGTGGGTTTGTTCCATCTTTCTTGATGGGTTGAATGGCTGCTCTTGCTTTGAGTAGCTTTGCAATAATCTTATTATCCATTTGCTTTTCTCCTTGTTATTCTTATTGCTCCACGCTTGTCACGCTTGGCTGTTAAGTGTTCGCAGTAGACTTCTCGCTCGTTGTCGCCAACCATATCTTTGATTTGCTTCTTGGCTGACTCGAACGCTTTAGCGTCTGCTTCGAGTGTGGTGTATGTGTGTGCTGCGTCAACGAATCTGTTGTCCGTGCTTGCGTCACGCCTGACCATTTGATCCACCTCGATCTTGTCAATCCCAAGTTGTAGCGGTTGGTCGATACCAACTGGCTCTTCATCGCGAAAAACGTAACCCCAGAAATCCGACACCACCGCCCACATTGAATCAAAATACTCTTTGTTGCGACTGACATAGACAGACTCCCACTTATTATTTCCAAAGATAACAGATAGATAAGCGCCTTGTGCATCTGCGATATGAATGTATAGCTGCAACTGCGGCATATAAAATTCTAATATCTTGTCCATAGTATTGTAAGCATTGGTATGCTTGGCCTCGATAATAGAATGATCCCAAGAGTCACCAATAACTCTAACTAGAGTGGCATCAACTGTGCCTTTTACTGGCACTTCGCCGATCTTCTTTTGAAATGTTTTCTGCAATCCAGTTAAGTTGCAACCGTGCTCATGCTCAAACCATTTTAGGTTAAAGTCTTCAGTGTGAACACCCATCTGTACTGCAATGTTGCGAGATAAATCTTCAGGTTCTGTTCGACCTGTCTTGATGTGCCATAGCGTAAGCCAATGACCATTCATTATCTTTACGCAGTCAGATCCACCTATGAATCCTTTACGTTCCATATTGTTCTCCTTTGTTATTTGGCCTCAGCCTACTGCACATATGCAGCTATTGCAAGATACTAATTTCCCTTGCTTCCTCATGCTTATCAGTCAAAGTCTTGAGCTTGATCTGATAATCATGTTCTGAATAAAGCTCCTGATACTCCGTAAGAAAACGTTTCCTATAGGAGTCAAGAGTTTCCTCACTAACTAAGCAGGCTCTTATCATTTTCATGGCAAGTTTACCCCAAAGATAATCCTCACTTACTGGCTGACCCCTCTTGATTCGATCAGCATTTATCTGCAATGAATCGGGTTGCCAGTTTCTTGATCGTTCCTTTTGTTCTATACGATCCTTCTCGTATATTTTATGTGATGGTCTGTTGATACTGGCTGACCAAATATCATCTGATATTGCGCGCCCGACATGCTTACTCATTGTTTTACCTTGAAATATTGTGCGATGTACTTGCCGCTCTCAACTTGGATCATTGTCTTATCTACTGGATAGCCCAGGTCTTTTAGATCTTTGATCCTAGCTGATAAGCGAAAGCAATTGTAAGTTAGTAAAGCATCAATAGCTGTGATTACTTTGCCCGCTTCAAGATGAGCCTTGATCTGTTTCACTTGAGTTTCCATAACTGTCCTCCATTATTTTCTGGAATTGTTCTCCTGTCATTATGACTAGGGTTTGAGGGGTTCCCCTCCGTCTTTTATAAAAGGCAATGTCTCTACCTTCTAACACTGTGAAGGGGCTGGGGAAGTTAGATGTGTCTCTATACTTGACTTCACCTACCAGCTTTCGTCCTTCGAGTTCGATGTGGATGTCGCCCGAATACTCTCCTCCCAAACTTCCGCTGAGGGGGACGCGTTTCGCTTTGAGCGGCGCTTTGATTTTGTTGAGCCAAACGACAAACCATTTCTCGTGGTAAGTTCCTTTGGATTTGTTACGATTTGCCATGTGTCTTCCTCGTAGCAGTTTAAACAAACAAACCAATGCTTCTCCATTGTGCCACTATGATTGTTCTTTAGTATGGCAACAAATAAATCTGTCTTTACTTGGCAAGCAACGCAGTTAATTGTTTCGTTTCTTTTTTTTGACTTCGATCTCATAGTCTAACGCCTCAAGCCAACACATAAGAAAGAATCCAGAAGGGACACGCTTATGCTGCTCCCATTTATGAATGAGTGATTCAGTACAGCCAATAATATTTGCTAGCTCAGGCTGGCTTAGCTTTCTTTCTCGCCTTGCCTCTACTAACATTTCTATTAGTTGGTTATAACTTTGAGACAGTCGAGTGTTCTTCATAGATAGCCTTGTAGATACGACAAGCTGTGTCGTACCTCATTTCAGTTGTTCCATTGGCTGAACGATAGTAGGTAGAGGTTGGCACCTTCGCCCGAGCAAACGCATCGAGCAAAGGAATGTTTAGCTTAGTAGCTAGTGATTGCAGTTGTGAGAAGTAAGGTTCCATACTGCATGTATGCGATTACTTACTCTTCAAAGTCAACATCATCAGCCATAACTTCGCCAGACCCATCGCAATTATCGCAAGGCTCTGCCTCACAGTATGGTTCTGGTGCGTCATTGTATGAAGTTCTTGCTGGCATACGCTCGACTTCAATGAAGCCATCGCCAGTACATTCTGAGCAAGCTACTGATACTCTATATCGTTTCATTGATACGGCACCTCATCGTCTATGACCGGGCCTACATAGTTAAGTTCCCATGCCTTCGTTCCACGTTCAATAAACTTATCTCGATTGAACCTTGGGTTGGTTGCCTCAAGTTCATCAGCGATACTGTGTAGGTGAGTGGGCCACGGTACAAGCGGCCCAAGTTTATCAGCTAGAAATTCATAGTGCTGTCGTGACATACGCATTAGTCCATCCTTACAATTAAATGTGGTTTGCCTTTGCCATCTGGTAT